TCCACGAAACAGCTTGCTATTACCTGCACTTAGGATTTCAGTAGTACCGTCAGGTTTAACAAACTCATGTAGGGCCTTGATAGGGTTACTCCCCAGTGCAGCAGCAACAGCAGAACGATTGATGTGTCCTTTACGACTTGCCAACCGTCCTTGTTTGTCAATTACACAATTCCATGCTTCCAGAGCAAAACCACTCTCCAAAGTAACGCTGGAGTCTTGGTCATTAAGCCCTTTGAAGCCAGGAGCTACTACAGAAAATGGTTGCAATGGCTTTGTCATTTTAGACAGCACTCCAAGTGATTTCTTCTGGTGACTGATTAGCTTCGTTAGCAATGAAATCAGCCATCCGTGATTGATATTCCATGAAAGCCCTGCTAGCACTTACAGCGCCGTCTTCACCTCGTTCTTCTACTGCACGGGCATAGGCACCAAGGTACAGCAACTCCCAGGGAACATAAGGGGTGTCAGCGTTGCTCTCTAGTTCCCCTTGTGGAGCAACTACGTTGAAATGGACAACAGTGGCTTCAGCAGGAACAGGGTAGAAGTCAACAACAGGGTTCCCATTGTTGTCATAGCCGTTGATTTGATAGTGAGTGATTTCACCAGTTTGCACTGGCTTGATTAGAAACCATTCATTCATTTGACTTGAAGTGGCTGGCTTCAAGAAATAGTTGTTGGTGTCGTTAACAACATCCAACATCACAAACCCTTGCTCAAGGTTAGGGATGCTGTAACGGAATTTACCGGGGATGGTGTTAACAGTGGCAGTACCACGAAGATGCTGCCATCCCCAAGCCTTCTCCACTTCACTCTTGGTGGTGTTTACAAGCTGACCAATCAACTTGCTGTATTTGGTTTGATCTACGGAAGTTACTTCTGTCTCCCGCAGACGTCGCATCACTTTGTTAACAATTTGTAGGTAGTTCATTAGGACACCACTTCAAACAACACTTCATCACCAACTTCCAGACCAACAGTGAAAATAACGCTTACGCTGCTAGATTCAGAGTAGTCAGGAGGGAAGTAACGAAGACCGTTAACATAAACACGCAGAGCATTGCTGCCAACTGCGTAAGAGATAGTGGAGAGACTAAAGGTTGTCTGCCCTGCCAAAGCAGTCTGACTTTCTCGGATAGTCCCTGCTTGATTTACAATTTCACCACGGTAGATCGTCAATTTAGTCTCTCCTTTGTTATCTTAGCAGCCCATGCCTTTACTGGTCTTCTTACCAGGGCCTTTGCTGGCACCTCGCTTTGCCGGCATCGTGCTGGGATTCAGCATACTAGGGCCAGGAAGTGCCTTACCTTTTTTGCCTTGACCGTCATTAGCGGTCTTGCGCATGCTTTTCTGTTCTTTGTACATAATTACTCCTTATCTACCTTTCGGTCAATCTTTTGCTCAATCCGCTCAAGGTAACCAATGACACGGTCCTCATGTCGCTGAAAGTCTTGTTTAGAGACATAACTTTCAGGAAGATGGCGCTCAAGGTCATTCAAATCCTCTTTAAGAGATTGAACAGCATTCCACATTGTTTTACCAAGCCAACCGAATACACCTGCTAGGATAGCACCTAGGAAGTTGAAATAGTCTTGTACGTTGTCCGTCATCACTACTCCTTCTTCTTAACAGGTTTCTCCTTAACGACAACCACTTCTTCAAAATCAGGATGCTGCTGCAACTCTTTGATTTGTTCTTCGCCAGTGTATTCGTTAACTTGTCCGTCTTTGTATTTGAAATGAGACATAATGTTAGGAAGGGACGACATATCTCTACGCCGTCCCTTGTCCCATCTTACGGGGTCATCAGGGCAAAACCACCGCTGGCGACACCAGCAACGTTACCCTTACGCAGGATTTGCGTACCATACAACGTGTCAGCAGTCATCAGGTCAGCAAGGTATTCTTGCTTGTACTGAGTCTGCGTACGCACCTTCAGTTGCTCAGCCAACACCAACGAATCCTCTTGGAACATCAGGTTAGCGCGGGCAGCGCCGGTGGCAGTTTCAACCTTGGAGGTCACAAACACTTCCACGCCATACAGGTCACCAATCAGGCCATTACGGATGGTGTTACCACGACCAGCTTCACCAACGCTGTTAAAGATGGTGTAGCGATCCAGACCCATCAACACGTTACGCTGCGAAGGAGCGATAACGAAGTAACGACGATCCATCGGGGTATCAGCATCGTCCAGACGCTGAATGGTACGACGAATAGCAGCATCAGTCAGTGCAGCAGCGTTAGGCGTACCCGAGTTGTACAGCGTCGTGCCGTCCGAACCGATGAAAGCAGTCGAATACGTCAGAGCAGTCGTACCGTTGTTAAATTCACGACCCAGCGCCAACAGCGAGGTGTCAACTTGGTTAGCCAGCGAATAACCGAAGTCATCCACATAGAAACGACGCATCGAAGCCAAGGCTTGAACGTCAGCGATGTCTTCAATCAGACGCGACACTTGCCAGTGTTGGTCAATTGCCACAGTGATTTGCAGTTCGGTGTCAGCAGTGATCTGAACAGCCGTTGCAGCCACTTTAGCGGTAGCAGGTGCACGGGTAGGCACCGGAATAATAATCGACAATTTGTTACTCGTCTTTCGACGGGGTAGGTCATTTCTGCCTACCTCTCTACCTTTCGAATAGAGTTCAGACTATATCATACGACCTTAGTCGTCTTCGCGTGTAGTCGTTGAGGATTCGGGAAATTTACCTCGCCTGTTCAAAAGCTGACAGTCTTTTTGAAGTTCACGGTCTTCATCATCATCATAACGAGGACGTTTGTTCTCTAGACGTTGGTTCAACTTCTTGTTGACATATCGCAACATCAATTGAGCCTGTGCTTTCTTACAAACAAGATACGGAAGCATCGCTTCCACCACTACCTTGATGTATTGAACATTTCTGGTCAACACTCGGTAGCAATCTTTATGCTTATCGGTTTTGCTTTTTACTTCAGCAATCTGGAAAGAGGTTCCAAGGCGGTCTAGCAAATCCACTACGTGTGCTATTACTTGCTCGTTTGTGTTTACAACAACCAAGGTAGGACAAATCTTTTCTTGTCCGTCTCGTTCTTTGTGAGTAAAAATAGTGATGGTGCCCTCACCATCCCAGAAGCCTGCGAGCCATGCGCGTTCGGTTTCAGTAAGCATATATTTCCTTTCCTGCTGATTGCCCTCTGTCAACATTGACAGTCCCTACATTATAGCAGTGCCTCACACGATTGTCACTAATTAGTACGGTGAGTTCTAGGGGTTTCCAGCAAATAGCGAAGTTTTTATGGCTTTACGCCAGCGACTCGTATGTTAATCGCCTTTTTTGCCAACGTGATTGATGCGTCGCACCAAGTTAGCCATGACCAAGTTTTTCTCATAACTTGCAATAATTTCGTCTGACCAGAGGTCCGGGACAAACGTGTTAACGTTAGCCTTGGTAACAACAGTAGTACCGGAACCGGGGTATGCAGCTTGTGCCATATTTCAATCTCCTATAAACAGTTAAGTGTGCGAGTTAGCAGCGTGGCCGTGTCAACGGACGCGCCCTTCTTGATATGCTCGCATGATCTCATCGTTCATCTTCTGATAACGACGAGGGTCTTCTTTAGACAGCCGAATAAGATCGGCCCGACGATAAATTTTCTTTGCAGCCCCGACACCAGAGCCGCTATTCTCAACACCAGCAGCTTTCAACTGCTTATCACGTACTTCTTGTTGGTTGTCAGCTTTAACTCCGTTTTGGAGCTTGTAGTTGGTCAACAATTCGTCAGCGATGTCAGCATCCATCTCATTGTGTGCTACAGTGAACATCTGCACCCGTGCCTTACTACCCTTGACCCATTCAATAAACTCAGGGGTGTTGACGAGAGACTGATAATCACCATGTTTAGCAGACAAGGTTTTGTGGACTTCTTGTTGCTTAATCTGCTGCTTAAGAGCAACGACTTCTTGAAACTCGGGAGAGTCTTCTACTGCCTTACGGACAGCAGCTTTGGGGTTCTCAAAGAAATCAACTTCAGGGCTTTCTTCGACCTTCGGTTGTTTGAGTTGTTGCTTGATAAGATCATCTGCCAGCCGCCGCAGTTCGGCTACCTCCTGACTATGACGACCAATGAGCTTCTCAGCCTCTTGGTGCATCTTGGCAATGTCTTTTGGACTCTTACCTTTATACTTGTCAGGAAGGTCATCCTGCTCTACAGGTTGTTCTTGGCGAGGTTGTTCATACTCAACTTGTTCACCATCCAGCGAAGCAAACACTTCGTCATCTTGCAATTCAATACCGTTAGTCATACTTACTCCTGGCAGACTATTCTGCTTATAGGACATTAAACGCCAGTCGGATCAATGGAGCTAGGTCCATGTTCATTTCTCCGTTTGTTGGCGACCCTGCTAGCCTCACGATGCACGTTGTTCCACTTGCGATAGGCACCAGGGAAATCCCCAGTGATTCCTTCCAAGTTACAACGCACAGCCGACATAATGCGAGATGCTAGACCCTCGCAGACGGAACAACTGACTTCTCGTACATCATCTTTGACGAGTCGTTCAGTAATGTGTCCGTTGTCACATACAAATTCAAACATCCTCAGTGCCATCAAGCAACTCCTTGTAAGCTTCTTTGTGCAATTTCTCAAAAGAGAGCCAGTAAGACAGTTCTGCTACTCGGCCCTTCTTCATCCAGAAATCTTTCTCGTCTTTGCAGTTGCTGATGTCACTGATAGGATTCTTCACCTCTTCAACCTTTTCCATGATGAGTTTCCATCCGGGAGTTGAGAAAGTATCAATTAGTGTTTCGTAGTAGTTAAGGAGACTCTGCTTGTCCATTTAGGGGCATCCTTGATTCATGAATAGCGAATTTAGAATAGAAGCATTATGGCTTCTTCATCTCGTTTCTTCTTAACAGCTTGTACTTTGATCTGTTCCGCTGCCTCAAAAGCTTTTTGATACTGCTCTTGCTGTGCCTTGTCGTACAGATTCTTTACAAATGTAAGTTGCTTCTTTAGAACTGTAAGAAGAGTGTCTAGGTCGTTGACATCTGGAGTGTCGTCACGGACAACCTCAAGCAACGCCTCTTTAACCTCTTCATCATTCTCGTCTTGGTAGAGGTACCAAAGTTCCTTCTTCAGTGCCTCTAGTTGTTGTTGTTTCAGTTGCCACGGTGACAACCCTCTACCACCCGGCTTTAGTATCTGCGCATCTCCGCTGTATCGTAGATCAGCAGGAGTAAAGCTTAGATTGTAAACACCAGGGATTGTGCCTAGGGTTTTGTCAGCACTAGTAAACTCTAGCAGAGCATCACTGAATGTAATGCTGTAACTACCCGGAGTCGTTGCCAACACAGGGCTGTAAAGCAGGTTGGCATTGCTACCAGTAATGCTGTAGCTGCCGGCTATGCTCTCAAGCAAATACCCTGTCGCTGGGGTGTAAATTAGGTTGGCTGTAGCACCAGTGATGCTATAACTACCTGCTGTGCTTTGTAGTAGTCTTGAAGTGTTTAAGGAGCTTGTTGCACCTGTAATCGAGTAACTGCCGGGAGTGCTCTGTAGCAACCTATCCGTGTTTAACGAAGCAGATGCCCCCGTGATGTTGTAAACACCAGGAGTTGAGAAGAGGTCAAAGTTGGCAGCACCACCTTGTTCAACCTCTAACCAATAAACATTAACCTTATCCGTTGATTGTAGGTTTAGTTGCCAGAGAAGCATATATTATGCGAAGAAGAGGTCGAACACCACAGCACCAGCAGTAGTTGCTGTAGCGTCAGTGTCAGCAGAACCAGTAACAATAGTTCGTCCAATACCTGCGCTAAAACCAATGCCGGGTAGCGTTGGAGGCATATTGTTTACCCCGTTAGGCGGGATAGCAATAGTCTGGAAGACACCAGCACCTGCTGTTGGGGCTGTAGCGCTGTTATGTAACTTTACATACTGATAAGAAGCAGTGGTATTCGCAGCACTCCAGCCCAATACACGACCAGCAGTATTCTTAATGTTAGCTGCGTTTGTAGAAGCTGCACTGACAAGGTGACTAGTGGTTGCAGCGCCAGTGGCGTTAGCCCTTACTTGCAAACCAACGTCTGCTGCCAAGTTGGCACCCGTAGGAAGTGCTGCCATTGTGCCTTGGTTGGCTGTTACGGTGCCGCCGACCTGCTGCGTAGTGATCGCCGGGATGTAGGGGTCTTGCGAGCCCCAAACGTTGATCGTGGTCGTGCCAGCAGTCGTGGCGGTGGTCAGGCGCAGGCGGCAGTAACGCGCCATG